ACTCACTCGCTACTAAGCTAACAGCTTCTTCAACTTTGAATGCAGATAACATGACTACAGGAACACTAAACGGTGGGATATATTAATGGCTACTAAGATAATTACAAAGAACAGTTCAACAGCTACAGCTATACCTACTGCTGGTGATTTGGTACAAGGAGAGTTAGCTGTAAACGTAACGGACAAGCGTCTGTTTACAGAGGATAGCGGTGGCGCTATCGTAGAGTTGGGTACTAATCCATCCACTCTTACATCAGGAGCGGCTACTTTTAGTGGCACTGTCACGGCTGATGGGTTGACTGTTGATGGGATACCCACTGCCACTGGAGATGCAAGATACGAAGTTGTAATAAGTGAAGATCAAACAGCATCAGCAGGTAGAGGTGGCGGTATAGCGTTTGCTAGACAGGGTGACATTTTGGGAGGCATTAAAAACACATTAGACGCTACTGCTTCTAACTCTCAAATGTCCTTTCAAACGAGATTGTCTGGCACGGTTGCAACTAAGATGACGCTTGACGCCAGCGGCAATTTGTTGGTGGGTAAGACTGCTTTTGATGATGGTGCGACAAAAGGTTTTACACATTACTCAGGCAGTGGCGATTCTGCTACATTTTCCACAAGGTCTAGCAACCCGCCCTTAAACCTCAATAGGCTTAATTCGGACGGTGAAATCCTAAGAATTCGCAAAGACGGCGTATCAGTGGGGAGTATTGGTACTAACAGTAGTTACACTTATATTGCAGGAAATAATAGTGGTGCTGGTAATGGTTCAGGATTAAATTTTGGTACTTCAATTGAACCGACAAATAGGTTAGGCGGTGTCCATAATGGAATTACTGATTTAGGGACATCATCTAACCGCTTCAAAGACCTCTACCTATCAGGCGGTGTCAGCACCAATACTACAACTGGTTTATCAATTACTGCTGATTCTTCTAACAGAGGCATATTGAACCTCAGCACTAGCACAGCATATCAACTAATTGGCGGCTCGTATTACGGTTACACAGGCTACAAAACTGGCGGCTACCATCGTTGGTTTGGCTCTGATGGCAATGAGGATATGCGAATCGACGCCAGCGGCAATTTGTTGGTGGGGACTACTGAATCAGCAAACGCCCGACTAAGGGTCGTCGGGTCAGCGGTAAGCCAACCTTTGGTTCAATTTGTAAGCGATGTTTTGGGTGATTTAAGCAGTCCTGCTCTCTATTTAATTAAAAAAGACAACAACGCCAGCACAGCGCAAAATTATGTGCGTTTTGTAATGAATGGCGGAGCCATTGCTTCTGGTCAAATTAATGGGAATGGCGCTGGTGCGGTAGCGTTTGGAACATGGTCGGATGTCACCTTAAAAGAAAATATCGTTGATCTTTCAGACCAGTACGACAATATCAAAGCATTACGCCCCGTAGAGTTTGACTACATTGAGGCGCAAGGAGGCGGCCATCAAACAGGGTTTATAGCGCAAGAGATGCAAGAGGTTTATCCCTGCTGTGTCAGTGAAGACTTAGAGACAGGCAAGCTGACAATTAGCGGTTGGTCTAAAACTGAAGCCAGACTTGTAAGCGCCCTGCAATCTGCAATGAATAAAATAGAAGCCCTAACCGCCCGTATCGAAGCCTTAGAAGGAGCATAACCAATGGACTATCTTATAAATCTTTATGTAATAGCGACATCTGTAGTCACTATTGCATCAGTTATTGCCAACTACACCGACACGCCCAAAGACGATGCGTGGGTGGCTAAGGCTTACAAGCTCATGGAAACATTTGCATTCTTGAACAATAAGGCGAAACAGAAATGAACTGGACTATTGCACAGCTAGAAAGAACAGTGGCTGATGGCGGCGTGACCATTGCTCACTGGAGAGTTTCAAAGACTGACGGTGATTACTCTGCCAGCTCATACGGCACATGCTCATTCACGCCTGATGAATCTTCTGAAGACTTCGTAACCTTTGATGACCTGACCGAAGAAGTGGTACTGGGCTGGGTTCAGGCGACTATGGACGTTGAGGCTCTTGAAGCGAGCTTTGATGCGTCTATCGAGTTGCAGAAAAATCCGGTTAATGCCAGTGGGTTGCCGTGGTAATTATTTTAAACTGAAGAGGAACCCCCAGCTATGCAAGAAGAAACTAAAGCAGTAGTAGATGTATTGGCTATTGGCGGTACATTAGGAACTGTAGCTGGGGTACTTCCACCTTTAGCAGCGTTAATTACTATCATCTGGACTTGTTTAAGAATATGGGAAACAGATACTGTTCAAAATATTTTAAATAAGAAGAAGTCTTAAACTATGTTACCTCAAATCATATCGGGAGTTGTAGGTCTAGCTTCCTCGTGGTTAGATAACAAGAAAGCAAAACAACAAGCCACTCATGAAAAAGACATCGAACTTATTAAGAACACAACAGATTGGGAAACACAACAAGCAAAGAATTCACAAAACTCATGGAAGGATGAATGGTTTACTCTTGTACTTAGCGTCCCCTTGCTGGGAGCCTTTATACCAACTATGGTTCCTTATATCCATGAAGGCTTTATGGTACTAGACAGTATGCCTGATTTCTACAAAGGGTTCTTAGGTGCGGCAGTAGCTGCTTCTTTTGGTGTTAAAGCCTTAGCTAAATGGGGTCAAAAATAATGCCACCAAAAGGCACAAGTAGAAGAGAACCCGCAGACTATAGCGGTAGAAACACTCAACAAGTAATTGGATCTTTAGCTCCCGATGCTGGTCTATTCGGTACTGGTTCTTTTGGAGCTGCTCCAGAGTTATCTGCTGCTGTCTCCACTGCACCCATTACACAGGCACAGCAACAGGCTTTTACTTCTAAGATTGCACCCATAGTTGCTAACAACAGAGCGATTAACGCTCAAAACAATATGATGTCTGCTGGTGGTGGAGGTATTAACTACGACAGCTCTACTGCTGTTACTATGCCTACTACAACAGTCGCTGCAACCCCTGTAGTTACAGATACAAACTACATGGATACAGTTAATGCTTCATTGGCAACATTGAATCCAGCAGGGCCATCTACTAGAGAACCTCTTTCGGATGATGCGTCCCTACAAGAAAAGACTGCTTATTATTCAAGACAAAATGATCCAGAATTTCAAAGTATTTTAAGTGGTACTGCTGAACCAGAGTCGTATGAAACTGCTGGTGCAAGACACATTCAAACAGAATTAGCGAAAGGTCGTAGTTTAGGGGACATTCTTGCTACTGGTGTTGGTGTTGGGGGAACTGTGAATGACCCTTACATTCAAGAATATCAACGTAGGTTGGGGGGTTCTCCTGCTCGTATAAAAATACCTAACTCATCTACTTCTACTGCTGCTGGATTAGTAGGACATGACGATAGCTCCGAAGTTTACTTTAATCCCGGCCCCGGAGTTGATCTCAATAAGATATACCCTAACTTAGCTGGGAAAGGTACGTGGAGCATTCCTAAAGGTGGCGGTACTCCCGGCTCTTACGATATTGTTTACACCCCTAACGCATACGATCCGAGAGCTGGTGGTGCTGGTCTTTTTAATGATGTTTTAATGCCTGCTGCCACAGCAGTTATGGGTTTCTATAACCCAGCTTTTGCTGTAGCTAAAGTAGCAAACAAAGCGGCTGCTGGTGAGACTCTTAAGTTAGGAGATTATGCTTCTGCTATAATGGGCGGTTTAAAAGCAAGCAATATATTAGAGGCACCTGTTAAGGCTGTTGCGGCTACAGCAACAACCCCAGCAATTCCAGCAGATGCCGGTACAGGTTTATTTAATAACACCTTTACTTACGAACAATCCATAAAAGGATTAAACACGGCTTTTGCTGTAGCTGATGGAGATATTGTAGGTGGTGTTGTCTCTCAGTTCGGTGGGGACTTAACTGAAAAAGCATTGAATAGTGTAGGTTTAAACAAGGATGTTTTAGATGGCTTTAACATTAATCAAGACGATTTAGTTAAAGGGATGTTGACTACAGAAAAAGAACTTTTAAAAGGAACATCTTTTGATGATGCTCTTCTTAAAGGGGTAGGTAAATACATTACTGAAGGTGGATCATCAAGATTAGGTACAGGTGGTATAGAAACTCCTGAGTTTATTAAAGCAATAGGCACTGTTGTTAAAGATGTAGGAAGAGCAATTGACTCTACTATTCTTCAACCCATTAAACAAACAATGCCTGCTGTTGAAGATGCAGTAAGGGCTGTTGGTTCAGCTATAGATGATGCAGCACAACCTCTTATTGAAACAGCTAAGACTGTTGCAGATCCTATAGTAGAGGCTGGCAGTGCTATAAACAGAGGAGTAGTTAAGCCTGTAGTAGGAGCTGTAGGTGACGTAGCTAAAGCCACTGGTAACGTAATACAAGCCGTTACAGAGCCTGTAGTAGACGTTGTTGATGATGTATTAGACAGTACTTACGATGCTATCAATCAGCTAGATAACTTTATAGATGATATTGATATGCCTAACATTAACCTCCCTAATGTAAACTTACCAAATATCAATATGCCCAATGTAAATTATAGTGGCGGTAGGAACCCTTTAAACTTTAACATTAGTGGTGGTGGTCAGCCTGTTCCACGTGCTTCTTTGATGTCCAACAAAAAATTAGATGAGATTGATTTAGGTTTTGAATTGGAAGAACTCGAAAGAGTTAAACCGTTTGAACCACTAGAGTACAACCCACGAGGGATGCAAGCTATATGACGTATTTAGAATTAGTAAACGCTGTTCTCAGAAGGCTGCGTATAACAGAGGTAGGTTCAGTAAATGAAACTACATACTCTGCTATGGTTGGAGACTTCGTCAACGACAGTAAGAGTATGGTAGAAGATGCACACGATTGGTCAGCACTTAGGACTACATTGACGGTTACTACGTCTGAGGATATTTTTAACTATGCGTTAACTGGTAGTCAGAATAATATAAAGATGTTGGATGTAATCAACGATACGTCTAATAACTTTATGACTTATCGCCCATCAACGTGGATGAACAATGTATTCTTAAATGAGACACCAACGACAGGCTCACCTACCTACTACAGCTTTAATGGTGTAGATTCTAACGGAGATACTTTAGTTGACATCTACCCTATTCCAGATGCTGTCTTTGCATTACGTTTTAATTGTATCTTAAGGAACCCTGATTTAGTTGAAGACACAGATCAATTAGTTATTCCTTCCCGTCCTGTTGTTCAGGCAGCAGTAGCTTTAACTGCTAGAGAGAGAGGAGAGACTGGGGGTACAAGTACTGCTGAATACTTTGCAATAGCTGATAGTTTCCTTTCTGATGCTATTGCTTTAGACGCTAACCGACACCCAGAAGACCTTATCTTTAGGGTTATATAGTTATGGCTTCTCCTCTACAGAATATAACAGTATCAGCTCCGGGCTTTAGGGGACTAAACACACAAGATTCTCCCTTGAGTCTGGATACGTCCTTTGCGTCTATTGCTGATAACTGTGTGATAGATAACTACGGTAGGATAGGAGCGCGTAAAGGGCGTGTGTTACTCACAGAGAATCAAGCTATATTAGGTACAAGCGTAGGCACTACAGCTATCAAGGAGCACATAAACACAACGGGTGGTAAGACTGTATTCTCTACTGGCAATAGCCTAATCTTTAGTGGTACGTCAACGCTTGTGGATGTAACCCCAGCAGCTTATACAGTTACTGGTGATGATTGGAAGATAGTTAACTTTAACTTCCACTGCTTCTTTTTTCAACGTGACCATGCACCGTTAGTGTATAGCGACCACGCTGGTGCTATAACTACTGTAGCTACGCACCCACACGCAACTGGCACACCACCTAACGGCAATGAAGTATTAGCTGCCTTCGGTAGGCTCTGGGTAGGGGACATTACAGGTAACACCTCTACTATCTATTGGTCTGATCTTTTAGATGGGACTAAGTGGTCTGGTGGGAGTACAGGCTCTCTGGACTTAACTAACGTCTGGCCTACCGGCTACGATGAGGTTGTATCATTAGCAGCACACAATGGCTTCTTAATCATCTTCGGTAAGAACTCTATTGTTATTTATTCAGGTGCAACCTCTCCTGCAACTATGGTTTTGTCTGACACTATCGCTAACGTAGGCTGTGCTCACAGAGACTCCGTACAGAATGTTGGTACTGACTTGCTGTTCCTCTCTAATGAAGGTCTAAGGAGCTTAGGTCGAGTCATTCAAGAGAAGTCCTCTCCAGTAAGGGATGTCAGTAAGAATGTACGTACTGATTTACTGAGTTTAATCCCCCTACAGACAGTAGGTATTAAGTCTGTATACAGTCCTGAAGAGGCTTTCTATTTACTGTCGTTGCCATCGTCTAGTGTTGTTTACTGCTTCGATATGCGTGTTCCTTTAGAGGATGGTAGTCATAGAGTAACAGTATGGACGGGGGTTAACCTAAATGCGTTTGATCGTTTAGATGATGGGACTCTCTATATGGGTAATGTAGATGGTATCAATGCTTACTCAGGTTATCTAGATGTTACATCACCGTATCAAGTAAATTACTTTACCAATCCTCTTGACTTTGGTGACTCATCGAGATTAAAGATACTTAAAGAATTAGACTTGACATTTATCGGTGGTCAGAACACACAAGTAACAGTTAACTGGGGCTACGACTACACACAAGCATACACAAAAGAAGTAATAACCCTAAAGAATTCTTTACTCGCTGAGTTCAACATAGCTGAA